GTACCGCTCTGCTTTCCGTAGCTTTCCAAGCTGTGTCCGCTCTCTCTCGTTGGCTCTAAGAGCCTGCTTGCTACTAATGTGTCGTATGTTTTCTTCAACCCGATCTTCGTGTTCCACAATCTGTTCAGGTGAAAGAAATCGAAGCCGATCCCATTGTGAGCTATCAGGCGTGTAGCCTTGCTTAGATAGTCGTTTAGGCCACTTGGATTTTTCCATACTTTAGTGTCTCCGGTGTCAAGGTTCTTAGTTACTACTAGGTGAATCGTTTGATGATCCAGCGTTGTTTCTATGTCCAGGGCAATTCTCATGCGAGGCTTTCAGTTGCTCATATTGGTGAATAAGTGTCTGGTACTTCGATTGTAACTCATAATACTTGGTTTCAATGTCCATCATGCGGTGAACTAAGGTATCTAGGTCAATCATTTGATAAGCCTCCAAAGTCCAATCTGTGCCAAGGCGTAGCCTGTCCACACAAGTCCATTGTCGTAGTCACCTTTGTAGAATCTCAATGCCCCCACAATAGCGTAACCAACTCCTGTGGCTCCCACAATGATGTGCTCAATCATCTTTCTTTTCCTTGACCTGCTCAAGATACTCTTCAGCATCCTTGACGATCTTCTCTACGTCTTCCCTACCAAAGATAGCCTCCCAACGCTTAGCGTATTCCTCGTTAGACACACTAAAGGGACGAGGAGAGCTGCCTTTACCTCCATCGGATTTACTCATAGTTTCTCCTTAAATCGAACAAATAGCGCAACCTTCGTTACGTTCTTTACCGCCTTTGGATGTCCAGATGCTTTTATTGATCTCTGAACTTAGCCAAAGAACCTTCTTGTACTGCTCTTTACCAAAATCATCATGGTTAAAAGCTTTCTCTTTCCATTTATCTCCTCCAGCTAAGCAAGGGAAACAACCAACCCTATCGAAACCTTGTTTGTATAAAGGATTCTCTTCTCCATTCAAGTATTCAAACACCTCTTTAGATGACCAATCAATGATAGGCATTTTGAATTGTACCCCAAGTTTAGCAAGGTATTTAGGATACTTTCGTGGCAATACTTCATGAGGAGCATATAAAGTATCGTCTGTTTTTCCTGCGTACCTCTTGGAGCGCTCAGGGCTTTCATCTAAACGCATACCATACCATACCTGCACTGGGCCGTTCTTCTGTGCAAACTCTTTCAAGAAAATCTTAGTTTCCCTAATCTTAAGTTCATCGGTACAATGCCTAGCCCCGCCACCTGGAAAGCGTTTATATTTTAAAACTTTCTCAGGAACAGATCCACCTGTAATAGAAACAATGACAACTTTATAGATATATTCCAATGTCTCAATATGTTTGTAAGTGAGAGGATGTTCAAACTGAGTATCGCAGAACAATCCCAACACATTTTCAGATCCTACTGTCTCACAAGCTAACTTTAGGCAAGCCTGAGAGTCTTTACCACCAGATACAGGAACAATTACTTGTTTCATAAATAATCTTTCTTTGAAGGAATTACGCCTCTAACACCGCCACGAGGACTATCAACATCTCCTACAACTCGTGGAATGATATGAAAATGTACATGATCTATAGTTTGTCCGGCATTCACTCCATTGTTTACTCCAACATTAAAGTCAGTCATTCCTTCGTTTGTTAACACTGTAATTGCAAGTTCAAGCGCATCTCCAAGGCTTTCCCATGAATAATTTAATTCTCTTAAAGAGTTAACATGAGAAGTTGGAACAAGTAGATGATGCCCTTGCGACACTGGATACAGGTCTTCAATCAATTTCCAATGATCGTTTATCGCTAAACCTTTCCTATCACAGAACGGGCAGGTCATAGTTCCTCCATAGTTACTTCAAACATTCTACCACTATCCACATCATAGCGCAGGTCACAGGCAGGGCCAGTAAGACCGCTATAACGATTCTTTGCAACTGCTACCTTGGTGGTATGTCTAACAGTAGCGTCCTCAGACATACTATTACGACTAAGAGTAATAACAGCATCGGAAAGTTGAGCAATAGCGCCACTACCACGCAACTGAGAAAGTGATACAGCTTCTCCATCTTCATGTCCTTGGTTTCCATTAGGTCGTTTGAGGTGAGACACAACAATCAGAGTGATCTCTAGTTCCTGCACAAGTGTACGCAAGCGAGTCATCAACACATCAATGGCTTTGCGTTCATCTCCAGCATCTTGACCAGAGATGATAATAGATAAGTGGTCAAGAAACACGATGCGACAATCACAAGCCTTAGCCATGTACCTGATGCGATTGATAATATTATCAGCAGAAGTGCTACCGAAATGGTCAAACAGAAAAATCCTATTAGTGCCAAGAGTATGGTCGAAAGCATCTTTGAGTTCCTCGTTAGAGACTTTGGTGTCCGGTAGGTGCAAGAGTTTGTTAGCCTTCAAGCTCATGATGCTCCTGGCAGTCTTACGCACCGATTCCTCCAAGAACATTCCACCAATGTTCCACTTCGTGGTGTTCAGGATGTTAAAGAGGATCTCTCGCAAGAACTGGCTTTTACCCAAGCCAGAGCCTGCGGTGACTGTAATGAGTTCAGCAGGCCGTAAACCATAAAGTAACCCATTTAGACCCTTAAACGGATACAGAGCCTCTGCTGCCTTCTCTGGTGTGCTTACTTCTTCCCATAATGAGCTGGCAGCAATAATTCCGTCAGGGACATACGTCTCAGCCTTCCACCAAGAATCGACAAAAGACTTCGTTTCACCAGATTTAAGATAGTCACAGGCATCCTTACAGGTTTGAATATGTTTAACAATCTTGGCCTTAACACCGAACAGTTCTGCTACCTCTTCTGCGGCCTTCTTCCCAGGCTCATCAGCATCAAAGCAGATCACCACAGACTCGAAAGAATCCAGCCATTCAAAGTTAGCCTTACAGTCCTTCAGGGCACTCTGTGCACCATTCTTGATCGATACCACAGGCCATTTGCTACCCAGCATCTGGAAGGCCGCTAGTGCGTCCAATTCACCCTCCACCAACGTGACGTACTTGCCTCCCTTGTGGAACAGGGATTGACCGAACAAGGTAGATTTACCCCAGTGCCCCTCCACCGAGAAGGTCTTATTAGCCACTGTACGCACCTTGGAGGCCACATAAGCGCCAGTCTCATCAGCATACGGATAGATATGCTTCTGGCCTGTCTGAGTGACCTTGTAGTGCTCGCAGGTGTCTCGGGTGATGCCTCGATCTGAGATCGGTTTTACTTCGCCTTCTAGTTTCATCTCTGGCTTTGGTTTTGGTTGATAAGTGCTATCTTCGTCTGAGGATTCGATCACTCCACAGGCAAAGCAGTAGGTGTGCCCATCTGAGTAGAGAGCATTGGCGTCAGAAGAGCCACAGTGCTCGCAGGCTATGTGCCTTACGAATTCTGAGGTGGTGTCGTGAATCACTTAAAACCCCTCATTTGAGCCTTTATTTCCTGCAAGGCTATCTCTGCTCCTACCCCATAGTTTTCATGCGATTGTAGGGTGCTTCTGATCGATTCTAGGAGCATTCTGTTGCTCACCGCTTCCTCAGCACACTTCAGCAGGAAAGATTCCTCTGGTAATGTGTATTCCATGATGACTTTCATAAGTACTCCATTGTCACTTAAGTGACAGTTTAATGATGGTTAAGACAAAAACAAAGAGAGACAACAACATCAAATGTCCTCCTCGTCTTTGGCCTTCTGTGCTTCCCACTTAGCAATTAAGACATTGGCAACATCGGTTAAGACCTTCTCCTTCCCATACTTGGTGAACATGAGACCAATATCATCGATTGTAGACCAATACCAACATTCCTCACCTAGTTGTGCAAGTTCTTCGTCTGTCATGGTTTCCCCCTTTATCTTTAAAGTTAATTTAAGACAATAATCATTAATGATTTATATCATTAATGTCTTCTATGCTTCTATGTACTCTATAGTTATTATATAGTACATCTTCCGTCCCTTCGGTGTTCAGATCGTCATCATAGTCCCTACTGGTCATAAGGTCTTTACGTTCAATGACGGGTACTGTGCCTTTGATCCCATCAAAACAATGATTGCACAAGTCGATGAAATCGTGGGTGTACTTGTTCCGTCTGGTCGATTCAAAATCGTTTAAAAGCGTGTCACAGGCTTTGCAGTGCATGGTGGCTACCTCCCTATTAACTTTTGAAAATAATCGCTCCTAGGCCCGTTTAAGAGCCTTCTAGGGCTATTCCATGGCCCTATCGGGCATGACAATTAGAGATTTGGTGATTTTCTTGCGATGATGGTCCTCTCGAAAGCACACATACTCATCTGTCCCTAGTTTAGCAACATAGGTGTCTGAGTGTCTAGTGGAATAACACCGGGAGTGTGCTCCCTGATGCTCAATATCGTTTAAATGACTGCTCAATCGGTATCCAATGACCCCAGACAGGGCCACGGCAGAGATTGAACCAAAAATCCAGATTGTTCGTTCAGTATGGGTCATCTTCTTGGTCCTTATACTCGTTTAAAATCTCTTTCAACAGACAATCAGATAATACTGGCATGATGTCGATATTCCTGACGTATACGGCTTCAATGTATGGACTTAGTGTCTCATAATCCCGCCCGTTAGCATATCTCCAGACAGAATCGAAGGCAATTGTCACGTCCATCGGTGCGTTAAGGTCTGGGTGATGGTATTCAAAAACATCAGTGGTAAGATTTGGGTGTGTCATATCGGTGCATCCTCTGCGTCAGAAGGGAAAGGTACAAAACCCTTGGGGTCTTGGTAGGGTTTCAGGGGTTGAGTCGGGAAAGGCCAGTACGGATCAGTCATGCTGCCACCTTTGAGTGGTCAAAACAAAACGAATAACCTTTGCCGTCTGCGCTGTCACCATACCGCATCCCGTCAGTGTTCCACTCTAACCCGTTTTCCTGAATTAAGGCTTTGACTGCCTTGAAGTGCACAGCCACGCCATCTAATGCGTGATCGTATGGGATCGTGGCTGAGAATCCCAGACGCTGGCCCCAGCCTGTCGTATAGGCTTTGATTCTTGACCCACGGGTATTCGTTGGGCCGATATATTTTGTGTGAATGGCGATCATGTGCTAATCCTTTGCAAGTTGAATCGGTGCAACAGCGCACCCGATAGCCCCCAGCAGAGGCTATCAGTTGACCTGTTAGGCTTTCGGCATCATAGCCGATTTTTTTTGATCGTCCGTGGGATCGTTCAACGCCCACCATTCAAGATACCCGTAACGTGGGTTTACCTTAGCAATATCGTACAGGGTGACATTGGCGTGTGGCGATTTAAATTTCACAATCTGACCCTCAAATTGGGGTTTACATGGTGCATTAGTTCCGGTCATGGTTTCCTCACTTAGTTAGAACGTCAAAGTATGCCAGTGCCGCCATTGTCAGGCAGAGGCCGATGGCGATTGCGAGAATGTAGTCGAGGATGGTTGATTTCATGGTGACCTCAATTGGTAAACATTACAGTGGTAAATTTTACGTCAACAGAATCAATGAGGCGAGTCCAATATAACAACTCATCGAACACCCGGTCAAAGTTGGCAGACGACAACCCGATGGGTGTCTGTTCCCCTTCGATCATCAAGGAACCAGTGACGCTGAAATCTAAGGGTTCGAGCGTGTCTTGATCCAGTGTTGT